GTGAGGGCGGCCGTCAGGATTGGTTACCTGTCACTTTCTTTTCAGAAAGGATCGTATCTGTCACTGGCTCTCGCTAGGCTTTCCGCCGACACGGGAGTCGATCGTCAATTCTCAACTACAAATAGGAACCTCTTATGAGTTTAAATAGAAATTCTTCGGGCCGAAAGGTCGGTCGTCGCGAGACGATTTGGTTCCTCCTCACGGGCGCCGGTTTACTGGGTGGGTGCGTATCTCCATCCGGTTACAAGCCGGCTCTCCCTGAGAGTTGCGAATGGTTGAAGTTTCCGTACACTTGGGTGTGCATCGATCCCAAAGAAGGGAATATGCCCGTCCCCAAGCAGGAAACCGAAATGTGGAAACCCCTTCCACTGGACAAGCTAGACTGGGTCTACGAAGAACCAATATCGTACGAGGAGCTACGAAGCCTCCGCAAGGAAGCTGAGTGTCTCCTCCAGGCGATTGATTCTGGCCCACTTCACTAGGAATCCACCAAGTGACCACTGGCTACTGGATGACTGGTCCCTGGAGCTTAATTGCTCAGGATCATATCCATGCGGGTAAGTCGTGGAGCGGCGTTGATGGCAAAACCATCGAAGACCGTTTTACGTATAAACCCAAGTGGAATTCGTACGAGATGGCTCACGGAAAGTTTTACTCGCATAATCCGAATCAAATCGGATATTACGAGAAGGCTACCGGTGTGGTGCATGTTCGTGATAATCACGACTTCTACAACATTTACGGGCCTCTTGGTGGGGCTGGTTGGTTATACCAACAGTTCCCCGACAGTCAGTTCAATCAATATTGGACTGATCGTCAGGAGTTGGCACTTCTGGCGAAATTATTGAAAAAAGTTAAGGGTCATGACCTAGATTTAGGGGTCTCCTTAGCCGAAGTAGATAAACTGGCTACGACAGTCTCTGGTACGCTGAAAAATCTTGCCTTCGGTGCAAGCGACCTTGCAAGAGGAAATTTTGCAGGGTTTGCTCGAAGGTTTGGGACTTCTCCTCCGTCACAAAGGGCGGCGCGTAAGTTGCGAACTTACGATGTACCAGGAAGGTTCCTTGAGATGCGCTACGCGTGGACGCCAGCCATTAATGACTGCTACGAGGCTAGTAAGGCCTTTGAGCAGATTAGTAGTGGCCCACGACAAGCCCGGACTCGTGCCGGCAAACGTAGACAAGCTATATCGAGAGAGACAACCAACTATGGTTGCCCAATTGATGTAGCCGTTGAGGTAAGGCGTTCCTACATCTTCGAACAATACGAAGAAATGGGGTTCGCCAGGCAGCTGGGTCTCGCAAACCCGGCGACGATCCTATGGGAGAGACTCCCCTGGTCGTTCGTCGTCGATTGGTTCATTCCAATCGGAAGCTACTTAAACCTAATCGGCCAGATACCGTTCATGAAGGGTAGGTGGTGCAGGACGTCCTCTATACGCCGGACTGCTCGCGCAACTGCGCAGCATCCCGAAACGGCAGAGTTTTCGCCAAGGCCCCCTTACCCCGATTGCGATTCAAACCGGTTCAATCTAAAGCGTGATACCGACTTCCCTTTCCCGCCTGGCATCCCATTCCCGAGTTTTCGGGTACACGGGGCTGTTCAGGGTAAGAGAGTGATGAACGCTATAGCTCTTGCGTCTCAGATATTTCTGAAACTAGGCACAAAAAATGATCTGGGGAATTTTGTCCCAGATGTGAACCTAGACTGGTGATGAGCACTTGGTAAGTGTTCCGACCACCAGAAGCAATTAACCGGACGTGGTTTGCCCGACCAGGGCGATAAGCGTCTAAAACCTCACAATATGGAGAATGCAGCATGGCTGCGATGACAAACATCCTTGTAAAGGATGACTCGAACCCCCTTGTTGAGCTGACTTTGGTTCCGGTCACGAGCAATCGCCCGAAATGGCGAGCGCAAGTGTCCGGAGTGCCGATCGACGCTCAGGTGACGGTAGAGCTGCTAGTCAACGAGAAGTTGAAAGATGGCAACTACCGGCGGGTTATGAAGCTCGAGGTCCCCGAACTGGAGACCCTCGGGACTGCGGGAACGTCGGCAGGGTACGTCGCGCCACAGAAGGTGGCGTTTCGTACTCCGTACACGGTCTCCACGATTGCAAATCAACGTGGAACGGCGGCTTCAGCGGCTAACGCCCTGAAGATCTGCCTGGGTCTGATGCAGGGTGCTTCAAGCACCACTGCGACAGGAACCCTGGACCAGAGCTCGGCTGCGGATGCTGTTAAAAGCAGTACCGCTCCGTTCGTCCGGTTCTTCGTGTACGGTGAGGATCCGTTCTAGATCCTCCACAACTACCGGTTAATTCCGGGAAGACCGATCGTCAACTTTAATATGAGGTTATGATTCCTTATGTCTAAGACTAAACAGTGGGATAGATGGATCTATCCAATGACAAAAGAGGCTGATGAAGCCTTTTGTTCCCTCGTGGCTGCAGAGCTGCGTAGCAGTGGGGTGTATTCTGACCACATGTCAGAACTGGTCCATGCTGGGAAATACCGTGATGTCGTGCTAACAAAGGTCCCGAAAGACCTTGACTTAGTTGACTATCGCGGGGCTACCCTTATTCAGGCGCTGTTTTCCAAAAACGGTGACCTGGACCTTGGATTCAACCCTCTGAAGGCAGCTGTGGAGGCGGCAATAGCCGCCGAACTGCAGTGCGGTAGAGTAAACGAGTACTTCGGACAGACTTGCCCCTATGGGGGCGTTGCAATGGCGATCTCGCTAGCGCGACGGAAAATCAAGAAAGTCTTAGGGAAAGTCCCTACTTTAGACAGTCTCAGGTTCCACTTCGGGCCCGGGGCTTCCACGACTGTAAAACGGGCCGATGCTTGTTTCGAGAACAAGCTCGATGCCCCTCTGGTGTGTAGCGAAGAAATGCTACCCGTCATCGACCAGGTCTTACGGGAATTCCCCGCTTGGGCTCGGCAGAAAACTGCCGTCCCCTTCAGCGACATCGTTGAAGGTGTGGAAGTATCCTCCTGTGAGATAGTAATTGATACGGCGAACCTTATCTTCGTCGAAAAGAACGCGAAGACCCATAGACCAATATGCGTTGAGCCGTGTTTAAACGGTTTTATGCAGTTGGGTCTGGGTAAATACCTCAAAGAGAGGTTACGCGTCCATGCTAAACAAGACCTTGGTGATCAAACTAGGAATCAAATCCTAGCTAGGGTGGCCTCTATCACAGGCAGTTGTGCCACGATAGACTTGTCCTCCGCCAGCGACACGCTGGCATTCTCGGTCGTGTTTGATCTTCTTCCTGAACCGTGGGTAGACCTACTCGCGCTCTTCAGAACCGGCCATATGAATTATGGCGGCCGTGAATACGAGCTGGAGAAATTCAGCTCGATGGGCAACGGTTATACGTTCGAACTTGAAAGCCTGATTTTTTGGGCTCTAAGTTCGGCGTGTACCGAGCTCAGCGGTGGAGATCAGTCCTTTGTCAGTGTGTACGGTGATGACATTATTGTCCCCGTATGCGCCGTAGACCTCCTTATGGCGGCCCTCACCTGGTGCGGCTTCAATCTCAATCGAGAGAAGTCGTTCTGGACAGGGAACTTTAGGGAAAGTTGCGGAGCTGACTGGCTAGATGGCGACGCTGTGCGACCCGTCTTTAAAAAGACGCGCCTGTCACCCCAGTGGCTAGCAGTGTTCCACAACTGGGCTTGGTATCGAGGGTATTCAAGTACTCTTTGTGCTATAGCGAAGTCTTTCATCCCGAAAGATCTCCAGCTGTTTGGACCTCCTGGTTACGGTGATGGGCACCTTCTCGGGCCGTGGAACACGGCCCGGCTCCCTCGCCATGAAAGGCGAAGGGGCTGGGAAGGTTGTCGATTCGACACATTCCGCGAGACTCCCCGGGTGGTGGAAACCAACCCGGAAATCGCGGCCTTGACAGGCATATATGACCTGTATGCAAACCCAGCAGATTGGTGGGACTGCAGAGGAAGACGTACTCCGGGGATAACCCCTGGCACGGCTTGCGTCGAGAGGCACAGCATCTACACGTTTGCCAAGCGGGTCAGCCGCTGGTAAGCATCCCTATATATAGGGTACTCCAGGACTAAACTGGATGGCAGCACGGAAAGACGGCTGGGGTGGTAGCCCGAAAGGGTACCTTTGGATCAAGCG